GATTTTCCATTGCCGCACCCATAGCAAATAGGATATTATGGAAAATTCCAGCGACTGCCGAGACATCTTTAATGCTCATTTGAGGCATATCCAGATGGATTTCACCATAGTCATCCGGGATACCACTTCCGCCCGCTATAATCGCCTGATCCAAGGCAAAGCGGCACATTGTTCTAAACATATTGGAAACAATGGTCTGGTCATGTTCCAGGCTTTTTAGGGATGGGCTTTCCTGCGCCTCGGCGGTTGCCCTGTTGGTATAATCACCGTGACCATACCAGTGACGGGGATATCCCATGCCACCTAAGATAAAGGTAATCAGGGCGTTAACGGTTTCAACGGATTGCGCCTGATGTAACATTGGGGAATGAAGATTCCATGTTTCATCAACGCTGTGGACATTTGCAGAGCCTTTTTGGGGCGGGTCTTTTCGCAATTCAGTTGACCGCTTCATTACCTGTTCTGCATCTCCATCGACAGCGACATCGAAGGAGAAATAATCTGCCATTCGCTCCCGATCAGCCAGGGCGAATAATACAGCATCAAGCTGATCAATCCAATCCAATACCTGGGCAAGATCAGAATAGCCATAGGGGTGATTTGAGACGGAATTGACTTTGGTGTAGAAACAAGAACCGGAATAAGCTTTTAAACCGACAGCATCCAGCATTTTCATTTCCCAACTGGCTAACTGAACCTGATCAGCCGTTACCAATTTTCCCTCATGTGCTGGTTCTACTAGTAATTCGCCATCTTCTATTTCCTCAATAAAAGAATCATCTTCTCGAATAATTCTAAATATTTTTTTTCCTTGCGGGGTTTCCCATTCCAAAGGACTGTTCTGTTCGCTGACAATGATAGCCCATTGATCCATGGAGTTGTCGGGGTTGGTAACAACCATTTCAATTTCTTCTGGGTCTATATAGCCCAGCATAACCCGACCATCTGATTTTCTAACAAAAACGGTGTATATCTGAGAGCCGAGCAGAAACAACTGCATGACGAATTCTTTTGCCCTTTCGGCATCAAGTTTATTGGTTTTCCAGAATTCCATTACAATTTCATTTGCTGTCTCGTCATCGCATCTGGGCATAATCCCATTCCCCATAATAAAATCACGTTTAATGGTAAGGATACGCTTCGCGACTGGTGAGGACTGGTAATAATTCCATGCTATTTGCAGGACTTCCTTAAATCCTGCAAGGTTGAAATTCCTGCCCTGCGTTGATGTCTGCCGATAACCCTTTCTTAACAGCGTTCCTTCCACAGGCTCATCTTCACCGCTATCATTATAGCCGTCTGCATAACCCTCATTATATCTTTTTGACAGTTGCGATTGTAATTCCTGCTTCGTAACCCCAAGCAGTCTTTTCTGTATTCGTTCCTGAAAACTTAAATCTGCCATCTCTATCTCCTCAGGCTCCTCAGCTTTCTTCTTTCTATTATACTCCTATGTTGCGTTCTGGTTACCCTGGGATTATTAATATAGTCAGAAACTGAATAATTAACGTTTTCGCCAAAGGGGTCTGGTCTGCGACCTAGGCTTGCGGCGGTGCAATAGGTTTCGGCATGGGCGTAGTGGTCTGGTTGGCTGTTAATATATCTGGCTATTCCATCATCAATGATCCGGACGGGTGATATAAGTTGATTATAATATTCCTTTATGTCTGGGGCATAAGGAGGGTTTACGTTTTCCATAGAATAAAAACGGGCGAATGTCGTGTCGATCAATCTAGTGCGATCTATAAAGACATTCCTTTTCTTTCGATCCCATTCCAATTCCTCAGGTTTTTTTGTCCCCATCCTCTCACCGACATAATATGCCACCCAAGCCAGGGATGGAAAAGCATCAGTGACTTCCCTGGCTTTTCTCGTTTCTGGCAAAGCATCTATAACGCAAATCCCGACATTATAGCGATAAATTAAATTGCCAAGGGCAAGAAAAGTATCTACAATGCCAGCATAAACCAATCTTCTTTCACCTGTTTCCTCGTCCGCAGGCTCTCTAATGATTACTGTTAGAACATTACCTACATCAACCCCCATAAATGTCTTTTTCTTTGGAACATCGGGAGGGCTGTAATCTCTAATACATTTATCTAGCACCTCTTTGGTAATTCTGCCCCCTCTTGGTGAGAATGGTAATCCAAGGTCTTGATTGAATATCTCTTTCCTGGTTGTTTCATCTGTTGATTCTAGACTTTTGACGATTTTGTAGATGTTTGCCAGGGGCGAAAACATTTTAGTCAAATGCCAACCTCTTATTTCTGAATGGGTATAAGTAGGAACCCATTCTCCGTTTGCCAATCTATCTAATTTCTTGTCACATTTCGCACAGGACAGCCACGCATCATTTGGATGTCCATTCCACATGACTGGTCTTTCCAATTCATCCCATTCGATTATACAATTATCAATAGTTAGATATTGCCGATGGTTGCAATGCGGGCATTGTATAAACCATTCACATTGGTCACTTTCCATCCATTTTGAGTGAATACCGAAGCCAGCATAAGTAGGAGTTGAAATCCACAATTGTTCAGCAATCATACTATGCCCCGTTCGTTTCCCTGCGATAGCCGGGGCTTTTGGGTTCATCTCGTCAATTTCATCCATTATCAGGATATCTGCATCGATGGATTTCAACTGAGGGGCAAGCCCTGATGACTTTACTTGGCTTCCTCGGAGATACATAAAACGATTTCTTATCCTCTTTAGGGTTACCCTATCCGCTCCCTTCTTCCCCTCCGTATTTTTCCAGTCTACTACTATACGCATTAGATAATCGCTTGCTTCAATAGCCGGGGCAATACGCGCAGAAGAAAAGTCTGAAACATGAGCATCGGTTGGAAAGACATATAAGACGGTAGCGTTTCGGATGTCGCATCCATGGATACCATAGGAGATTGCATATTCGCTTGCCCCCAACTGGCTTGCTTTGTAGATAACCCGGACAGACGATTTTTCTTCCCCGTAGATTGCCTTTAGGTATTTATGCCTGTTTAAATCAAACCGTCGGTCTGGTGTCAGATTAGCTCTATAGGTCATAGCCCATTCCAATAAAGTCATTCTCTGATCTCTGACTTCACCGAGGTCTTTGGTCAGACTTCTGGCAAATTCGTCATACATCAGATATTCGGCTGTGCCTTTTTTAGGGGGTCGTATCGGTATATTCTCCATCAATCACATCTGTCTTGGCGTATTCGCCCTGTTTTAATAATTGGGTTACCTGGATTTCAAAATTAGAAAGAATTTTTTTCTTTGAATTTACTGGTAATTCCGATATTGACATAATTGTATCCCGGACAATACTTGCCATGGCGGTAGCAAAAACCATGACCCGATCTACCATGACGGCGGATTCCATTGTCTTTATCTGCCGCTGTTCAGTATCAGCAAGTTTCCTTATCGATTCTGTCAAATCACTTATTTCCCGCCACATATTCCCATCGTCCATTCCTTTCCTTATAAGAATAGAGACCTTATTTAGATTTTCGGCTGCTCTTTGGCTATATTCCTTCTGCCTATCCGGACTGGCAGACCTGGAAAGTTGGACATAATGCTCATACATCTCAAAAGATTTTTTTAATTCTTTGAATATTTCAAACGAACCCTGCTCATCCAGATGGTCGACGATTTCGACGATCCTGGTTTCCAAAAGCTCCACCCTGGTTCTCATATCCATGATTTCTGTATCTGAACTTATCTGCATATATTTTTGAACCAGTCTTTCAGGCAGGAACTTGCTATATCTCCCATGCTTGAAAGAAGGTGATGCAGAGCCTCTTAGTGATTTTCCCCCGCAATTCTTACATTTATCCACCCCAACTGAAACCATTGCCAAGCCCATACACTGCCTGCCCATATACCAGTTCCACCCCTGACATCTTGGTCTACCGAACCATTTATGATCTCTTGGAAAATCCTTTACAGGCTCAAAATCATCTGGTTTCGGATAATAGCCCAATTCATCGTGGAGTTTTTCTAATTCCGGTGTTGGCGCTTCATAATGGGTCATTTTATGATGTGAGGAGGCGGATAGACCTCATTAGAGACAATACCCGCCTCCTCAGTCAATAAATAAATTATTGAGTAAGTTTAGCCACTACAGCCTTGCCAATTTTAGATTTCGGCTCTGGTGCTAAGTAGATCAGGGGGATTGATATAACAGACATAGCCACTCGGATGAAAAATTCTGTTTTCACGACAGCGAAGATCAGGGAATTTTCCCATAATCCATAGAAAGCGATCAAATTAAAT